TATGAATCAACCCCCCTATCGCGAAAACAGCCGGATTGTTGCGCCTGTACTCATGATGTTTGGTCCGGAGAATACTGTTTCCACCAAAAGCAAAACGCTCTGGCTTGTTTAATATTGCTGTCTCCATTGATCGTTTATAATTATCAAAAGCCTCTGTGTCGTACAGATCCAGCGGCGGCGCCAGTATAATCTCCCTATCTTTTTTCCCGAACCTTTCAAGATCGGCATTATACGAAACCAAATCGGTAATATTCTTATCCGGATCGCCGACAAATGTTTTCAATAAATCCGGATGTTCGCCAAAGCCGAATTTGTCCCTCATTTCCTGAATCTTCTGGAATAGAACGATTAAATATTCACTTTCCGCTTCATCCATCAATCTGAACCATGCCTGGTCAGCCGGCCGAGTTGATTTCACCGCGGCAATAATGGCGACATATCCCGGCAATCCCTTCTTTTTATCCTCATCCTCATATGGCCAAGCGATTGTTCCATACAAATCATAATATTGCTGACCTGTTTCGGTATTCTCGTAGTGATGCACCCTCGGGGTGAGCTTAATCCCTTTACAGCGGGCATCGTCAACCATCGATTGATAGCGCAGATAATCTATTTCGGTGGGCTTGACTAATTTAATCATCAAGATCATCCTTGTATGTCACACCATTATAACCCACGGCAAACGTAATAAAGGCGCTCGCACCATGGGAGCACCAATCATGCAGTGGCCGATTAGTGAGAACTTTCTTTTCTTCATCATACTCAGCGCGATATCCTTCCAGTGCAGAAATTCCCTGTACACAGTTCTTTTCGTCGAAACAACAGCTTCCGAGAATATTCCGGACTGCAGGGATATGGACCTGAATAATAATATCCATTTTCCGCGCCCTGCTTACGACAATCACCGGCTTGATGCCCAGGCCCTCAGCAACTTCCTTTCGGGATTGCGCGACCTCGCTATTGGTCATTTCCCGGGCTTCAACATCATGCGGGAAATAGTGATTGCCGTACCGGTAGCCCTTTTCTTCCATCTTTTTCCAGTAATGTTCCAGGCCGTAACCGGTGTTCTCATAGTAATCAATCACGACGTGCTTCCCGAATTTATGTTGGATGAACCAGATCGACATAGAATCATCAACGCCTAAATCCCATGCAGTATCGACTTCAAGCGCGGGATCGTAAGGATAAGAGCCAATGCGGCCTTCTTTCCGGGCCAGCGACATTTGTTTACTGAAATACGCGCCAAGGACCGCGCCCTCAAAACTGCAGAAATATTCCTGCATATAGAGCGCCAGCCCCATTTCTTCGCCAAACGTGGCAATCATATCCGCTTTTATTGATTCAAGTCTTTCTGGTGAGAATACCGGAGTATCATCGGCAGTCAATATCTGACCGAACCATCCGGGAGCAACACGAGCATGATCAACAAGCCGCTTGAAATGATTATTGCCGCGTGACGTGGATATAAAGATCGCCCACCCGCCGTTTTCCTCAAGAATCGGGCTTAAATAGGCCCATGCTTCCGGATTCGCCAGGGCATACTCTGAATAGACAATCCCGACCGGCGGAGAACCGACCAGGGCATTGAAATTATCAGATCCGACAAGTTGCCAGGTGGAACCATTCTTGAACTTAATCGACATATCAGATTCCCGGGAACTCTTTCGCATTTCTACGGGAAATGCTTCATCTATGCGCCTCATGCCGGTCTTAGGATTGACCGCCTCCCATATCGCTTTTCGGCATTGATTATACTGCGGGAGCATATGCCAGTAATTTCCTATTCGTTCCTGAGACGCGCAGGCCGCATAATGCAGTGCAATATCATCTTTACCCCATCTGCGGTGAGCGCATTCAACGGCTCGGAGTCCGCCGGCTTGCAAGTATTCCCACAAATCCATCTGATCATCACGCGGACGCCAGTTATTATGAGGGAGTATCAGTTCCATCATTACCCCTGTAAAATTTCTTAATCGTTATATTGATCGGCTGATTTACATCGATTTCATGCTTGTCCCGGAACATTCCCAGCTCTTTCCCCATATTCACAAGGGCCTGCTGCTTATCGTGAAGCTCAAACTCAAAAGTGCTTTCCAGAACTTCATCACCTTCGGCAGTGGATTTAATAATGCGCCGTTCTTTGACTTTCTTGATCGCCCTACTGGCCCCTACCGGAAGACTGTCAATCCCTACCGCCTGGACACATCCAGTACCATCGTCAATCGTGACGTGATCAGCCATATTTGCAAATCCGATCATTGAGAGTTCTCTGAGGATTTTGTCTTTTGTGATTATGACTTTGTTTTCTATGCGGCTTTCACGGGATTGAATTTCCTTCTGGATTTCAGGTTTTTTCAGGAGATCAAAAGATTGTGAATATGCAGTTTTTTTTGAGTATCCGGCGCGGATCGCCGCTTGTGTGCCGTTGTAGTCCAACACATATTCGCGGCAGAAAGCCGATTGTTTTGGATTATTCCCAAATTGATTTCTGTTCGATTTAGCCATTTTCCGCCAAAATCAATAAAAATCCACGTTTCATAAAAAAACACCCACGCTAAAATTAACCACAATCAATTATCTTTAACGCGGACATA